AACATTGCTTCTTTGGTCCGTTTTTTGGCGGACATGTAGAATTGGTGAGTACGAGGGTTGGCACCTGAGGACTATCACCTTGCTACCGGAATATGGAATGAGTATTGAACGTGAATGAAAACTTTAGCTAATTGAAACGCTATGTTTGGGGTATTCAAAAACCTTAGTCCTTTACGGGACTGTAAGACGTAAAAGCGGCTCTAGTGGAAACTCACGGATCAGTGGATTCGTTTTGACAGTGGTGCAGGAGACTGCCCACTTTTCATCAAAAGTACTATGAAGTTTACTTTATGGCTAGTCGATACGGGATATCGTACTTTTGGTAATGTGAGTATGCCAAAGGCTCACACCCCCACTGAATGTGGATTATGGAGGAATGTTGATGTACAGTACACAGTGCTGAGTTGTCTTGCAGTTTATGCGAGATGGACTTACTTGTGTTATTGTTTCTTGTTTGAGCGTCATGTTGGACACACGCTCTTACACACCCCCCAATTAGGTGAGATCACCTTGAAGGAAGCCAATCGCCAGAAATTTCGGCGAAATAGGAAGGCTCCTCGTGATAGGAAGAATTTCACCTCCACCCGTAAAATCCCGACCCCCCCCCCTTGTCCTCGATTGAAATCTACCAAAGTATTTGCCCCTCAAACGGGTGATGCTCTTGGATCAGTGCCCAAAGAAGTGTTATGCCAACGTGTAGCCAGTAGCTTCGGCCATCTGGATGCATGTAGTGTTGCACCTGCGCATTGCGAAGATGATGACAATCGCACCCTAGGCAGCAAAGACCAGATCAGCGTTGCTTTGGATGCAGTCCGTAGTACCTTGAGTGAGGTGGCGCAAGCCCAAATTCATGATAAGTTGTACTCGCGGATTGAGGATTTGCTATTCTTTTTCTTTACGATCAAAGATTGTACCACCACGACCAGTTTTATCGCAGCATGTTTCTCGTACTTTAAGACGCATTGCAGTGAAAAGAGTTTGATCTCCACATTGATGGAGAACCTCACTACTGTGTTGGGTGGAACTTTCGAGCCCCAGACCGCAACCGCTGCATTTCAGGATGAGACGCCGGCTTGGTTGAATGCGATGAAGACCATCAAAACGAACTGGCAACTTGTTGTCAAAAATGAAGGTTTCTCAAAGATCTCGTATGTCATCAGCCTGTGTCTTTCTCTTGGATTGTGCGAAGCTAGTACTTTCGATTTCGACATTGGAGGTATGAAGCTTTTTGCGATCTCCGCAGAGAAAAAGCAAGCCACGGCACTAGATTTACTAACAGCAGTTATGGACACCATCACTTTCTTCATTGAGGGAGGATATGCGTGTTTCAGGACAGGCTCTTACAAGCCCCTGTTGTATGGATCTCTGGATGCCGAAGCGTTCGAAGATATGTATGCGAAATGCTCAGAGTGTCACGAAAATTCTATAGTTGGAACACTTCAGAAGATTTGTAAGATCACTGCAAATGAGTATGAGCATCTATTGTGCAAAACGATGGACAAAGCCAAGCAAATGCTGGCTACTGGCCAATCAGTTCCTTATCAGAACATTCTGCGTAGGAAAATCGACACAATTCACAACTGGCAAGCATCCTTTCGCCAAGTCAGAGTTAATGGAGGATTACGAATCGCTCCTTACACTGTAGGCATTTTTGGAGGTACCAGTGTTGGAAAGTCGACAGTTGCA